TCACGGATCTTGATTGGGGCAAGTGCCGGGATGAGGCGCGCGCTCCCCGCCAGGCCGGCACGCTCGGCACGATCGCGATCGAAACCCACATATCGGGCGAGCCGTTCGGCTGGGTGCTCGCAACGCTCGACCGTGAGGATGGGAACGTGATCGTCCGTGGCGGGGTCGCCTCGAACCGGCGCGAGCTATGGTCACGCCTCGCCGATCTCGCCGCGGCGATGCGTGGCGTGAGGATCCTCTACCCGGAGGGGTTCCGGCATCACGTGCCGCAGATTCCCGGCGCCGGCGAGCTGATCAAGATCCTCCCCGTGGAGACCTTCGCCGCGTACGCCGCGACCCGGCAGGCGATCCGCGCCGGCGCCGTCAGCCACGCCGGCGAGCTGGTCTTGACCGAGCAAGTGCTTTCCGGTGTCGCGGTCACGATCGCCGACCGCGGCTCGACCCTATCGTCGCGCGCCTCGTCCGGCCCGATCTATCTCGCCCGCGCCTTGATCTGGGCGGTAGGCCACGAGCTGCGACCCGATCAGGGGCACGCTCCGCTCGTCATCGTCGGCTGAATGCCGCTCTATGCGGGGGGTTTGGGTGCCGGGTAGGGGGGGTGCTACCCTCGCGGGTTATGGGTAGGCATTTGTGAGGTTCCGTGGCGCGGTGCGTGGCGTGCTCGAAGCGGCGTCGCCGCCCGTCGCGTCTCCTCGCGTCGCGCGGGATATTCCCCCGCCGGCGAACGTGACGGTGGATCCCGCCTTCTACGGGTCGGCGACGAGTCGCCAGAGCGCGATGAGTCTGCCAACCGTCGCGGCGTGCCGGAACCTGATCTGCGGTACCGTCGCGCAGCTCGACGTGCAACGCTCGAGGGGTGGCGAGATCCTTGAGCGTGGCGCGCTCCTCACCGCGCCGGATCCGGATACGACGTGGGTGGAGACGATCACGCGGACGGTGGATGATCTGATCTTCCGCGGCCGCGCGTACTGGTTGGTGCTCGCGTTCGACTCCCAGGCGACGGATCGAAACCCGCGCGGGTTCCCGGTGCGCGCGCGTAGGATCGATCCGGATCTTGTCCGGCCGATCCGCTCGCGCGTGATCAGTGATTACCGCCAGCTCGAGGCGTACGAGATCGCCGGGCAGCGTGTCACGCCCGAGCTGGTGATCGCGTTCGAGTCGGGTCACGAGGGGGTGCTGCGGTACGGGTATCGCCAGATAAACGCGGCGCTCGCGCTCGAGGACGCCGCGGCGCGGCTCTCCGCCGTTGAGCTACCCGCCGGCGTCCTCAAAAACACGGGTCACGAGCTATCCGCGCAGGATGCGGCCGCGCTCGTCGCCGGATTCCAGGAGGCGCGTAAGACCAATGGCGTCGCGTTCCTGCAAGGCGTGGACTACTCGCGCGAGTCCTTGAATCCCGCGGATTTGCAGCTCGTGGAGGCGCGCGCCGCGGCCGCGACGAGTCTTGCGTTGCTCTTTAACGTGCCGGTGCAGCTCGTCGCGGCGTCCCCGTCCGGTAACTCGACCGCGATGCTCTACGCGAACCTCTCCGCCAGCCAGGCCGTCCTCTTGACCGCTGCGGTGGCGCCGTATCTTCGTGTCCTCGAGGCGCGGCTTTCGTCCGAGCAGTGCTCGCCGCGCGGACAGCTCGTCGCGTTCCAAGCCGGGCAGTGGCTCCGCGCGGATCCCTCGAGCGCCGCCACCTATGCGCTCGACCTGGTTGGCGCGGGGATCGTCTCGACCGAGGAGGCGCGCGCGTATCTGGGGATCGGCTCGAGCGCCGTCGCCGCGCCGAAAGATTTGACTCCGGGCACCGTCTAGAGGAGGGGGGTGGCATGCCGAATCCGTATCTTCGCCTCGAGTCGGGAACCGTTGATCTCGTCGCGACCCAGGATGCCGGCGAGGGGGAGCGGCGGATCATCGCCGGCACGCTGATGCGTTGGGATGAGGACGCGTTGATCGCCGGCGAGCGTTGGCGGTTCACCGCCGGCGCGCTCGAGCCGCGCCGCGCGCGCACACCCGTCACGATCGGTCACGACCGTAACCGACCCGTCGGTGTCGTCTCAGAGCTGACGGATCTCGACGGCGCCGCGCGTTGCCGGCTCCGGATCGACGCGACACCGGAGGGGGATACCGCGCTCATCCAAGCCGCGAGTGGCTCGCGCGCGTCGCTCTCGATCGGCGCCGAACCGGTCGATTACACGCCAGCCGAGAACGGGTTTGTGTGTACCCGCGCGCTCGTTGACGAGGTTGCGCTAGTGAGCGCCGGCGCGTTCGCGTCCGCCGAGATAGATACCGTGCTCGCAACGCTCGAGGGGGGAGACATGCCCGCAGACGCTCCGCCGGTACCCGACCATACCGGCACGATCGCACCGGCGCCGGCGCTCGAGGCAGGAGGCGCGCCGGCGCCGGTGCTCGAGGCGGCCGCGCCGATCCCGCGGATCGTCACGAGCGAGCGGCCAGCCGCGCCGCTTTCCGCTGGCGAGCTGGTCTCGCTGATCATCCGCGCGCAGCATGGCGAGGCAGAGGCGCACCGGTACCTCGCCGCGGCGCTCACCGAGACGATCTCCACCGACGTCTCCGGACTCCTCCCCCCGGTGTATGAGCGTGAGGTGATCGGCGCCAAGGAGGTGCCCCGCCCGCTCTATGAGACGTTCCGCTCCAAACCCCTCCCGGGGGTTGGTCTCGCGGTCACAAAACCCGTCTGGACGACGCCGCCGGCCGGCGCCTGGGCGCTGAACGTGGATGCGGACGCGACGACCAGTAAGGTTGTGATCGGCGCGCAGACCGCGAACGTGCAACGCTGGGATTGGGCCGGCGCGATGTCGTGGGTCGTGGTGCAACGCTCGGATCCGAACGTGATCGACGAGACCTACGCCGCGGCGGTGACCGATTTCCATCTCGACGTCGAGACGAGTATCTACGGCCAGCTCAACGCGGCGGCCGCGGGCACCGCGACGACGCTCGGCGCGGCGATCGCCGAGTTCTATAACGCGAACGGGAATTCGCGCTCGCCCGACGTGATCATCATGGCGCCCGACGTGTGGGGCAAGTTCGCGGACGCCGGCAAGCTCAACGTCTCGGTTGGCGCGGGTGACGTGTCCGGATCGGATCTGACAACCTCGTTTGCGGGGATCCGCGCGATCACGAGCGGCACGCTCGCCGCGGCCCAGGTGATTCTCGCGACGCGTCGCGCTGTCGATGCCCGCGTCACCGAACCGGTGCGGCTCACCGCGAACGCGATCGGCGCGCTCAACATCGAGCTAGCCGTGGTCGGCGAAGGTCTCTTCGATACCGACTACCCCCTCGAGCTGCGCAAGTTCGCCGCGATTGTTCCCGCCGTCGCCGGCGAGTCCGCGCCGCCGTCCAGGTCTCGGTGAGTCTCCCTGATCTCACCGTGAGTGCTGCCACCCTCCTCCGCGCGACGCGTGATCCCCGCGACAATCCTCCGTCCGCAGGGATCAACCCCACCGGAGCACGCGCCAGCGAGGAGGGTGGCAGCAACCCACCCCATGAGTGACTGGCTTACCCCCGATATGGTCGCCGAGTATCTCGGTGATCCCGCCCTGATCGATGATCCCAACCTGATCCTCGTCACCCGGATGATCACCGCCTACCTCGAGGCGACCAGCCCGTTCCTCGTCACGGACTCCACGACGGGGGACGTGAGCATGCTCAATCAAGCGGTGCAGCTCGGCGGGATCCTCTGGTGCGCTCACGCGTTCCAGGTTCGCTCCGCGCCATCCGGATTCGCGGGGTACGGCGAGGGGGTCGGCGACGCCATGTATGATCTCTCGCTCGCCAGTAACCGCGCGGATATCTGGCGGCTCACGGGAATCAAGCGGCCGGTGGCGTACTAGTGGCCTCCACCAGCTCGCTCTCGCTCGCGATCCGCGCGCGCTACGCGATCTATAACCGTGTGATGGACGCGGTGCCCGACTCGCTGCTGATGAGCGTGAGTCTGGACGCCGGCGAGTTTCATCCCAACCCGCTCGGCGTCTTGATCGGACTGCCGAGTCTGATTTCGCGGGGGTTGGGGCACGCCACGTTCGCGATCACCTGTCACGTGGTCTCGGGAGCGCCGATCAACGCGGATGATCGTCTCACCGCGTGGTATGAGCTGGCGGATATCGTCGCGGTCGCGATCGATGCGGCGGAGTACGCGCCGACGGACTGGTCGGGAGGGGTGAACCGTGATCCCCTCCCGAGCATCGCGATTCCCACGATCGTATCGATAGAGGGGGGGAGCTAGTGCCACTAACAGACTCGCGGCTCGGGCCTGGGACGCTCAAGTTCGGGCCGACCGCGACCACCATGGACGCCACATTCCAGACGTCCAATGCGCGGCTCACGCCGACGATCAACGAGACCGATGGCACCGCCACCCTCGCCGACCCCAAGCCGGCGCCGCTCGCGGAGCTATCGTGGGCGCTCGAGGGAACCGTGATCCAGGATTTCACGGCGACCGCGGGAACCTCGTTCGTACACTGGTGCATGGATAACGCGCTCACGAACATGGCATTCGAGTTCGCTCCCTACACCGCCGCGGTCGGCCTCTTGTATACCGGCACAGTGCAGGTACGCCCGACCGAGATCGGTGGGGATGCTGGTACCCAGGTCACCGCGGATTTCAGTATGCCGATCGTCGGCGCGATCACTCGCACGGATGCCACGACCGGTGCGCGTGAGACGGTGAAGGCAGGGAAGTAGTGATCAAGCTCGCCGGTAGCGTGCTCTACCAGGATGGCCGCCTCGAGGCCTTCGAGGGGGGAGCGCTCGAGTTCATCGAGTGGGAGCGCTACGCGATCGCGAACCATATGCCGACACGGCCCGGCGAGGACGGCTCCGGGCCGGGTATGACGATGACGTACTACCTCGCGTATGCGGCGTGCACGCGTGGCGCGGAGACGCGTCCCTCGTTCGAAGCGTGGCTGGCGACGCTCGCCGATCTGAGGGACGTGGAGGCGATCACGCCCGACCCTACCCCGCCGGATCGGTCGGCCGAGCAATCTGCGAGCTATCCGCCGCCACCGGCATCCCCCCCGATCAGCTCGCCGCGACCGATCCCAAGCTCCTAACCACCCTGATCGTGATCCTCGCCGAGCACGCTCGATGATCACCACCGCGATCGATACCACGGACGTGATTCCCTTGCTGAAAGCGCTCGGGAAGGTTGATCGCGAGCTACGCCAAAACGCGAACCGTCGCCTCCGCGACGCCGCGGCTGAGTGTGCGCGCGGCTTGATCCCCCGCCTTCACGCCGCGGCGTCCTCGAGCCAGACCCCCCAAGCCGTGCTCGTCGCGCAGACCGCGAAGGTTGCGAGTGATCGCGTCCCCGCCCTTCGGATCGGCGGGAGTCGCCGGGTAGGGCACCGCAAGACCCCCGCGGGCCGCTTGCTCTGGGGTTCCGAGCACGGCGGCCGTAATTTCCTCGCCGAGCGTGGCGGTGCGTATTGGATCACGCCGACCGTCAGCGAGTACGCGCGCAGCTCGGCGCCGCGCACCTATCAAGCCGCGTGTGTCGCGATCCTCTCTGACGCGGGAGTCCTCTGAGCCGTGGCGGGGATTCCGAATGTGATGATCCGGATCGGCGCGGAGACCGCTGGCGCCGTCCGCGAGATCAATCAGGTCAATAAGGCGCTCGGCGATCAGATGACCACGGGCCAGAAAGCCTCTGCCGGCCTCAAGAAAGCGGCGGTGCCGGCCGCGGTCGCGTTCACCGCGGCATCCGCGGCGGTGATGGATTTCACGAAAGCCGCGGCGGATGATGCCGACAGCCAAGCCAAGCTCGCCGGCGCGCTCCGCCGCACAACCGGCGCGACGGATAAACAAATAGCCTCGAGCGAGGACTACATCACCGCGCTATCGCAACAGGTCGCGATCGCTGACGACGAGCTACGCCCCGCGCTCGGCCAGCTCGCCGCGGCGACGCATAGCGTGGCTGGTGGCCAGAAACAGCTCGCGATCGCGGCGGATATCGCGGCCCAAGCACACGTGCCGCTCACCGAAGCGACGGACGCGCTCGTCAAAGCCGATCAGGGAAAGTACCGCTCGCTCCAAAAGCTGGTGCCGGCGATCACGAAATCAACGATCGCGACGAAAGATCAGAAGAAGATCATCGCGGAAGCCGCCAAGCTCACCGCCGGCGCCGGCACCGAAGCGGCGCGCACGTACGCGGGGCAGCAAGAAGCGATGAAGATCAGTATCGGCGAGACCGAGGAGGCGATCGGGTACGCGTTCATTCCGGTGCTCGAAAAGCTCCTCGCGATCCTCAAGCCGATAGTGGACTGGCTCTCCCGTAACACCCAAGCGTTGACGGTGATTCTCGCGGCGGTGCTCGCGGTGTCGGGAGCGATCCTCGCCGCCAACGCGGTACTCAAGGTGTATGAGGGGATCCAAGCCGCCGTGAAGATCGCCACGATCGCCTGGA